TTCGCTCCATCCTAACTGAATGAGTTTATCGTTCGAAATACTATATCTGAAATCATTGAAGTTTCTGTCTTCTACGAACTCCAAATAGTTTTCCACTTCATCGGACGATTTCAGAAGTTTCACCAATTTCTTGGCGATTTCCAAAACACTGAATTCGTTCTTTGACCCAATATTGTAGATATTTCCATCGATGCCTTTTGTAAGGATTATATCAATGGCAGAACTCACGTCGTCAACGTGAATAAAGTTTCGTATAGTCTGTCCTACTCCATGAACGGTGCATTTCTTGTTATCGTTCAAGAGAGTAATGAACTTTGGAATCAATTTCTCAGGGTATTGCCTGGGTCCGTATACGTTATTTCCGCGGACAATCACAACCGGGAGCTTAAAGGAGTGGTAGTAGGAGAAAACTAGATGCTCTGCCGATGCCTTTGTGGCCGCGTACGGGTTTGTTGGGGTTAGAACTCGCGTTTCAAGACATTCTTCGTCATCGGCAGCCACTTCTCCATACACTTCGTCAGTGCTCATATGAATAAATCTGCGTATTCCTCCGTACTCCCGGCAACATTCGAGCAGAGTATGAGTGCCAACAACATTGTCAAGCGTGAATTGAATAGAGTTTCCAAAAGAGTTATCAACATGCGTTTGTGCTGCTAAATGTATGACGGTATCGATAGAATGCAGTTTCAAAATATGTCGTAGCATATCTGCGTTCTGGATATCACACTTATAAAATGTATAATTTGTGAGACCTTTGTCAACATTTTTTAAAGAGGAACAGTAATCAAGTTTATCAACATTCACAAACTTCGCTTCGGGATACTTTGTGCATAAATAATTAAGGACGTTCGACCCAATAAATCCACAGCAGCCCGTCATCAATACTGATTTGGGAACATACATTTATATCGTCGCAGTAGATGGTTTTGCGTTATGAAACGAATAATCTTGCGACAATTGAAAGTAAATGAGCGACACTGAATTTGCAAAGACACATCTCCGCGACCATCTTGCCACACTCCTGATCCCGCCAATCTCACAAGGATTTTGGAGTATTCACACCACATCGAAGGAGATTTGCGACCGGAACGGTCAGCACGACCAAATTCTCAGGACGTTCCAAAATATGCTTACCAAAATCCCCGAATGGTCGGATGCGACTCTTGCAACCGAAGTTGAACGTATTGTAAAGACGACGAAGTGTGGTTATTTGGACGATTTACTTATGGGCGTATTCATTGCCTACATGAAGTCGTTTGCATCTATTCAATACCGTGGTAATGCGTCACACATTAATATTGATTTTGACCGCCCAACAATGGCAAAGTTTATTCACGAACTGTATACGCAATCTGCGAGAAAACTTTGGCAAGTCGCATATCTATTTAGAACTACCAGCTTATCGTCGGAACAACAGGCACGCAATCGACAGGATATAGAACATATTATCACCGAACAGTTTGAGCATGTTATTCGCTCATTCCTGCCGTGGGAGTCCATTGCCAAGCAGTTCTCGGACGCACAGACGCACGAAGTCGAGCACCCGCCTGCTCCTGCTCGCGTGACGTTTGACGAAGAGAGCGATGACGATGAGAGTGTCGCTAGCGGCCCAGTTCCTTTGAATATGACCGATGAGGCAGCAAGTATTGACTTTGATGACTTGGACGAAGAATCGGAAGAGGAAGTGGAGCCAGAACCTCCGAAGGAACCAGAGGACCCTATGAAAGAAATTGAGTCGCGGGTAGAATCATCACTCGTTCTAAATCTGTAAGTTTTCACTTGTGCTGCGAGTAAATGATGCTTGTAATTGCGTCAGTAGCAGTTTCTCTCGTTGCGTTCATCCTGTACGCTCTCGAACGCCGCTCAAAGAACGAACCTATTGTGTGGGAAGACGCACTGAAACTCTCTGTCTTCGGAGGACTCTTATCCGCCGGCGTAGTTTTTGCATCGACTGTTGAGACAGTTCAGGATGTTGTGGGAGCAGTAGATGTTCCCGCTGTTCAGGAGATGTTCGTTGGTACTCCTGCATTTTAGACACCATCGAAAATGGATTTGAAAAGTTCAAGGAATATACATCACAACTACAAACACACCAACCCGAAATGGACTCTACTACCGTTCAGTTTGTTGTGAATGCCCTTGCCGAGCACTACAAGTTCGATGCAGGTGATGCTGCGCGCATCGTGATGCTCGCGAATGCTCGCGAGGTTCCTGCTTACCAGAAGGCTGTTGCTGCTATCGATGCAACGAAGGTAAAGATTGAGGAGATGAAGGCGAAGATTGCGGAAGGCAAGGCACGTAAGGGGACTGACCTGCCTGCGAAACTTGCCGAACTCGAGAAGAAGCGTGAGGAGCAGCAGGCGCGTGCTGACGAGATTGCCGGGAGTGTCGGTAACAAGAAGAAGCGCGCGCCCAAGGCTGCACCTGTCGAGCCTGTGGAAGAAGAGGCTCCCGCTCCTCCTCCTGTGCCCAAGGCAGATGCTGGAGATAAGCGTATCAAGCGCGTATCTCCTGCTCTTGTAAAACAGCTTTCAAATATCTTTGACGAAACCAAGATGCCAATGTCGAAGGATCATGCTTCCGAATTCGTAAAGATTATCAATGCAATGACGACCGATGTATTTGAAGAGAATTCTCTGACAGAGCACATGCGCTCCTACGTCGCAAATATTTCTGGCGTAGTCGCACCAAAGGATGCGCCTGGTGCTGACGAAATCTCTACTGTGTCAGCTGAGACACTTGAAGTAATCAAGGCACACCTTGTCGAGACGCATGGTCCAGGAGTCTACTGGAACCCCCATACTAAGACATTCATCAAGGGTCCTGATGCAGACGAGGACGAGGACGTAACAGAGACAACATTTGACAACAATAACTACGCTGTTGGTGACAAGTCTCGTCGTGTCTATCGCGAAATTAATGGAGTTGATGTGTTTGAGGGCTTCCTCGGTATCGGGAAGTTCGCAAACATGAAGGTGTAAACTATAAATCAAATAAAACACAGGAGGAGGATTTTTGCATTTAAAACTATTGGAATGTTACCACTCGTGTTTGACTTATTGCTGAATGAATCATTACAACTAAAATTATGGTAAAGAATCCCCATACTGGAGCTAGAACAGCAAGTGCTAGTAGAAAGAGAGTGATACCGTATCCTGCTGCACCTAGTCTGTACACATAGACTATGGACAAAACGGTAATAAATAGCAATCCAGCCGATAATATGCTGTTCCATGAAGTTAAGTATAGTTCTGCGGCAAAACCAATTGTAGATTTCGGTGCTGTTCCTGGAACAGTCACTGCAAATGTTGCTGCATCCGGCGTTGAAACCTTCGTTTCTGCACCGCCATCAATTCGGTATCGGACAACTAGAACTTTTGGACTTTGAGGTGCTGGATCAGATATGCCAATACTCGATGGACTGACTAATACAGAGATTCCCTCTTTACTGGGCCATATTTTTCCTCGTATTAGGTCAGTTACATCTACCATATCCTTGTCGCTTCCTGCTGCTCCATAATGAGAATCCAATATTTCGAGTCTGGACATTCTCCTTATGAAGAGAACACAACATTTCCAAGACCACCAACAATACGAAGGAAGTTGTATGACTGAACGTATGCTCTCACAGTGTATGTGTATTGATAGGTTGCTCCCGATGCATTCTTTCGAATAATGGTTACAATATCTTCTGGACCATAGATGCGTTTCCCAGTGCTAGGGTCCGTAATTGTCACGTCTGGAATCACGACTGGATTCGCAGAGGACGCTGTTGATTTGAGAACACATACTTGAGTAGTTCCTGTTCCGTTAGAGACACCGTCGGTATATGGTGGAAGAACCAAGGTATTCCGTAGAAGTGTTTTATTGAACATAGAACCGTTGAGGTGACCGGATGGCTGGATTGGGTTATTATCAACTGCAAACGAATACTCGTATACACCCGGAATGGGGTTTCCGGTTTGATGACGATAGAGTTCCAACCCGGAAAAAAACAAGGTTTGTTTTGGAGCAAACCTTTCCTTGCCGTCAAGAATGATCGTTGATTCTAGAAGAATGTCGCGTTGCGAAGTATTTGCGTCCTGAGAAAGACCTGCAGAATACCAACCGAGTGCATCAGGAGAAAATGGGGCTTTGTTCGCATCTGTCCAATTCGTATAATTGTCCATATCATTCTGAAGAATACGATCGCTTCTTTGTGCCAACCAAACGATTCGTGTGACCAAATTTTTCATTGTAAGCTCCAAATCGTTTGAAGCACCGTACTGTCCTTCCGATTGGACCATATCAATTTGTGAAATTAAGAAGGAATGGTCACTGCGTGCGAGATATGCCATTTCCGTTTCCCCCACGAATACGTAATTTGCCTCTACGAACGGATGAAACCCCCATGTTATTAGGCCAGGGACGGAAATACCAAGATTGTAAGTTGGAGGAGATAGGAATCGATTTATTAAAAACAACGAATTTGCTGTGTCTGGAGCAATTCGAGTCCCGAAATTTGGATTCGACAATGAATTTATTGTAGGACGAACGTCATTAACAGTGAACAGATTATAAACATTCCGCAGTTCAACTACAATTTCTACTTCTGAACTTTGAAGAGCAATTAGCGGAAGAGCTTGTCCCGAATTTTCACAAAACCAGAAGTGAAGAGGAACTAGAAGAGTTCTTCCGCGAATAGACGGTTCCGGATAGGTTGACACAGATGCAATTGCATGCGGATACTGGTTCATTCTGTCATCTGCATTTCCTGGGTCGTACATGTCAGGAGTGTTTCCTATCATACGGTCCAATATTGCCTTTTTATTCGAGTCAAACGTCATATTCGCATACACTTTCATCCATTCCCCTGTGTGACGCACAATCTCTTGGCCATTTATGAGAAGAGATACGTGGTGTATCATGTTATATCCCAAATTCGGCACCCATCGGAACTCGTATCCTATTGCGTCGGACTCTGGGTTTATGGATTTCCCTACAATATCATTTTGATTGACAGGCGCAATTGGTGAGTAAATGTCGGGAAAATCGACGCTCAAATAACAATCCTGAACCAACTGTGCATGGCGTTCAACCTTTGTTCGCAGGCGAAGAGTTCCTGATGTAGGATACGTTAGAACTGTCGTCTTGAACGGTAGTCTGAAATGTTCCATCGCAAATTCAGTGTGGCGCTTATAGACAGAACGAAAATGGGTAAACGATGGGCTTCCCGTTACTAATTGGTCCTGTGCGCCTTTCCCAATCAATTGCATTAAACCTCCAGGCATTGTTCTATTGTATACTACAGTATTTAACTGGTTGTCGGATAATATCGCGTCAACCAATCAAGTTCCGACCGTTCACTGTTTTCGCAGTAAAATCCCCCTTTACCGTTAAAAATAGTTGAAAGCGATTCAAAATACTCTTGGTACATTGGAGCAACTCGTTCCAAAGAATAATTATTTACGGCCCAATCGCGACAGTCCTTCCGTTTAATTTTATCAATGTTCTTTCCAGCCCATACAAATTGTTCGATACTACGACATCTAAATCCAGTGATTCCGTGAAGATTAGTTTCTGTGAATGCACCCCAATCTGTGCTGATAACAGGGGTTCCACACATGAGCGCTTCAACAACTACCATTCCAAATGGCTCACAATAATACGTTGGAACAATCAAGGCTTTTGCGTTGCGCATAAATTCCGTTCGTAGTCTTGGCTCAACTGCTGGAAAGCTTTTTACATGATCTGGAATATCTGAACCGCAAATAGTAGTCAGATCCCCTTGTCCAATGACAATAAGCTTAGCCCCAAGTCGTTTTGTCATCTCGATTGCTATGTCGACACCCTTTTTGTAAATAATGCGTCCCATGTATAGAAAATAGTCTTTTGGGAACTCGTTGAACTCAAAATCATTTAAATCAAAATAATGTGGAACAACTGCATCATACCACCGTGGCTCCATTGAGTGTTTACCGTAAGTATGGTGCATTACAGCATATGATGCGAAAATAGAATGTTGAGTGCAAGGTATGTTGAGAGTTCCAATTGCTGGTTCGACGGATACAATGTCGTTATGTGCATCTACAATAGGTTTCTGCGGCCATCCCCAGAACGGGATAATAAAGTCTCCAGGTTGTTTCCTCTTCTGTATTTCTGGTATTGTTCTTGCATTGTAGGTTTGATGAGCATAATCATTTGCGTCGTGAGTGAATACATTTCTTTTCCAGTCACGACCAGGGTATGCTTTATCCAAAACCTCGTCGTCCGTTACAGGGATATTTTCAGTGCACTCGACTCTAGAACGAGCATGACCATAATGATAGACCACGTGACCCCGAGAATGCATCATTTTACACCAGTTCAAAACGTTCTGTGTGAATGGACATGCAGAGTATTCTTTGTTTGTAATCGTATGTGGCGGAGCTAAAACATGAAATCTCATTTATAGTAAACAGAGTTGCGACCATTTAAATTTACGATGTGTAGGAATTGAACATGTTCACACGAAACGGTGTTTCAAACCCAGTGATGGGGCCCATCTCGACAGGAGTCATTTGGTAATGATTCGTTTTTTGTTCATATGAGGAAGCAGGTTCTGTGTTCATCTTCACCATATCGGCATCTCGTGATGTAGATACTGATGACGGGAATTTGTAAACTATTACTAGCACGACAATAACTGCAACAAAAATCGCAAGAAGCGCGGTAGACATTTACATTAAGTAGTTAAAAAATGGAATCGGTTTTCCTATTCTTTGGATAACACAAGAATGGAAGAAAGAGCCCTCGACACACTAAAAATTATTCTCCGAAATCGCGGTGCAAAGGAGAGTTCGTATGAAAAGGTCGGAGCTCCAATGGACCAGACGCATATGTTCACCTATGATGGTATCCTCATTGTCTTCAGTGATAAGACTAGGGTATCTGAGAACGAATTCAATAATATTATTACGTTCTCAGAAGAGAACGGGTTCACGAACGGGATTGTCATTGTCACGCCTGCAAGGTCATCAGAGTCCGTGATGACAGCAATTCGTAAGCGCGCAGCAGAAGTTACAAAACCACTGGTTCTAGTTTTCGAGCTTCGGCATCTTCAGTTTGATATTTCTGCACATCGCAAGGTTCCGAAGCACCGAATTCTCACCAATGAGGAGCTTGATAGTGTACTAAAGGAGTTTCATGTGAAGGACCCTGTGAAGTTTCCAAAGATTGATTGTCAGGATCCTATGGCTCGCTGGATCGGAGCAAGACCTGGAGATGTTATTGAGGTATTAGGCCTATGCGAAGCCTCTGGGAACAACCGGCGATACAGGTTGTGCGTTGAAACCGCTACTGATACCTGATGAGAATACAAGACCAATGAGAACAAATAAACAAAGAGCGGTCAACACGAAATAAAACAGGTTCACACCGTCTGCATGTATTGTTTGAGAGTCTATATCTGCAAAAGATTTTTCCAAAGAAAACACCTTATCTCGTCCCTGCTGAATCTCTGCAAACTGGTCCTTGTATTTTTCAATATCGGACTGAAGTTTGTGAATTCTGTCAGGTGAAAGACTACATGCGCCCTCGTCGTTCAATCTCAAGAAATCGGATACAAGCGTGGTCAAAGCACCATTCGTATCGAGGGCAGACTTTATGAGCACACACTGCCTTGGTCTGTCTGTTTCAGACTTTGCGTTCTTAAGCGCCGAACAATATTGACGCTTTAGGTCGGCGTATTTCGTTTCGAAAGATTTTACAATACTGTCTCGTGCAGTTTGAAAATCTGTGGGGTTCATTACATTTTGTTTAGATAGAATAAATGCCGAAGATAGCTATGCAAGATTACGCTGACAAAGCCGCCATTAAGAAAGCCCTGTATCCGGCCGTGGATGCATCTATGCTGACACAAATGAAGCGCCGTGCGGCAATTACTGCCGATTTGACTGCACACGGCACAAATGGACTTAAGGGAACTGGCGTTGTTGTGGACGGACAGCACACGCGCGGATTCGATGGAACCAGTGTTCGTTCGACGATGTTACACGGCGGAGGAGGTCTAACATTTTTACGCGTGCTCTAAATAATGGACTTTGCGACAATCACGAACAACGTGAATTCAATTATAAAAACTTCTGGGAAGGAAGGAGGAACCACGGACGCTTACAAGGATATTCCAAGCGTGGACGCCCAGCGCGAAATCATCGTTTCGCATATGAAGAGCGAATACAACGATAAGACTCTAAAAATGCTGAATGCGAAGGCGTTCGCGGATACTGCAAACACATATAAGAACCTGAAGACTTCGACGGAAGGAGAAATCGAAAAACTTCGGTCACACGCGAGCGAGCTTGAAACGAAAATTCATACTCGTGAGGACGATTTAAAAAACAGTTCGAGTAAGAGTTTGGTTCTACAAATACTACTTATGACACTGGCTTCGGTTATCGGTGTTTATTATACCATGCGTGGGTTTGAATATGTCCATGCGATTGCGCTAGGATGTATTTTGATAGGCTTCGGATATAGTCAATATGTTCAGGCACATCCGGGCACTACTGCCGCGGATATATTCAATTCTGTTGGAAATTTCTTAAGTGCGAAAGCATCTATTCCAACACTTCCAAATGAATAAATCTATTGAAGATTATTAAATGAAACCAGTAGAATTGTATATTGTCGCTGGTCTGGTTACACTTATTGTATTATATATAACTGCTGCCCAACAACTTCGGTGCGAAGGATTCACAGACGACCCCGATCTTAAGTTAAATATAGCTCAGCATGAGCAAATCCTACTGGCCGCCGATACTTGGCCTCATGATGACAAGAGATGGGAGAATGTTGCGAAAATTGGGTTTCCGACGACGAAAGCCGATATTCAGAAGGAACTGGATGAATTGATAAAAAAGAGGGATGCCGCACGGGCGGCTGCAGCGGCTGCGACTACGAAAGTGGTAGCTTCAACTACTCCGTCAGGGGCACCATCTGTGCTTGGTGGGACGGCAGACTTTATGACTGGTAAAACACCAGCAACTGGTATAAAGCCTGAAGATATCGAAAATGTGAAAAATAATGCAGTGAGTTCCGCCAATAGTGTACTCGGAATAGCGACTTCAACTCTTGGACTTGTTGCGATTGTTTTAGCGGCTTTGGCAGTTGGCATTATGGGAGTCGTAGCTGTCCTCAACGTAACCGGAGTATCATCGGTATTCCGAGGACAATTACCATATTCTCCAGTTCCGCCACCTCCCTCATGGTAAAGTGGACGTTTGCGAAACCTTCGCAATAATCAATGGATATTCATGACCCGCGCACAATCGCAGACTTTCAAAAATTCACGTTCTCAGGGCATTTGAGGACGCACGTATACAAAGTTATCGACGAGAACATCAAACTCGGACATGCGGATTACACATGTTACTGGGTGTTAGAGTTATTATGTTCTGGTCTTGTTCATTCTATGTGGCACACCATGTTTGAATCTTCGGCAAAACACATCAATCGGGCCGCCCCAAATGTCTTTCTATACTTGGTCCAAAAATACGAAGTGTTTTCCACATACGAGCAACAATATTCTACTCTTGCGATGACAGGTATTCGTAATAATCATGATGTGCGCACCCTCGTTTGTGAAGTTGCTGCGACGGTAGCATTCTGTCGTAAGAACAAGTTGCCACCGTTCCCTAAAATCAAACCTGAACATGATTTCCAACACTTGACTATCCAGGAATCTTTAAAAGCACCCTCAGCATCCTACGGGCGCACCATTGCTCTCAAGGACGATCCGCTGGAAATATATGTCCCAATGAACGAACTCGTATACTGTTTGCGCCCCGAAACTCGTGACCTTACACGTGCCCTTTACTGGGCTGCATGGATGCTGAAGTATGCGTCACAATGGAAGAAGCAGAACAAGATAGATTTCCTGTGCAATGCCCGCCCAAATCCGTTCGTGGATGATTCGTATTCTCACAACATCATATGGATGCTTTGGGAAGTTGTTTTGAAAGCAGCAGAGGATTCGCCACAAGCAGGACTCTTGAAACCGTATATGGACGCCCTCTTCAAACTCCACTGTCTGCGCTGGTCCCCGGCAGTTCTCAAGAACCGTATTCCTTTCCTCATGAATGCAATGATGTTCGTTTGTGAAAGCACGACGCTCGATATTCACGCCAAAGTCCCTCACGATATTTCGCTCGTCCAGCAATTAACTACAAATGTGCCACAATGGATTTCTGCAATTCTTCAAACTAAAAAGACCTTCGCGTAAAACGGATTTTAGAGTCTGATACCAAATTACAGTATTAATCAGAATGAAGGTT